GATGCAGCAGGACCAGACGGTCAAGCTCGACGCACGATCACAGGCATTGCAGTTCCCTACGGAGTAGAAGCAACGGTCTCGGACGGAACTTCGGTTCGCGTGCTTGAAGGAGCGCTGCCAGTGGATGGAAAGGCTCCTCGTCTGCTGATGAATCATTCGACAGATATGGCGATCGGAATCGTGACAGCGCGCGAATCAACTCCAGAAGGCATGCTTTTTACAGCCAAGATCAGCGACACCCAAATGGGCAACGAAGCAATGACACTCATGAAAGACGGAGTACTCGACTCAGTAAGCATTGGAATTACCCCGACGCAGTTCAGCTACGACGAAGCCGGAACTATGGAGATCCGCGCTGCTGTCTGGAGCGAGCTCAGCATTGTCGCCATCCCAGCATTCGCAGGAGCACAGATCACCGACATAGCTGCGAGTATCCACCAACCAGATGAAGAAGTAAGCAATAATCAAGAAGTAGTCCCAGAACAGGAGCAAGAAATGGCACAAGAAATCGAAGTAACAGCACCAGTCGAGGCATCAACCCCGACACCACTTTTCGCATCAGCAAAGCGCGAACCACGCCTGCCAAGTGCAGCCGAGTTTGTTGCAGCAATGCACAAAGGCGGAGAAGTTGCAGCCAACGCAAGTCGCGTATGGAACGACTATCGCGCTTATCACAAGTCAGACATTGAAGCAGCAGCTGGAGACAATGTGCTCTCAAACGATGCTGGTATCGTGCCGGTTCCAATTTTGGGTCCAGTGTTTCAGGACATCAACTACATCGCTCCAGTGTTGAATGCACTTGGCACACGCGCAATGCCAAACGGCAACGCAGGTGCAACTTTCATTCGCCCAACTTGGACGACTCACCCATCAGTCGCACAGCAATCAACCGAACTCACAGCAGTATCAGCAACGACTGCCGTGATTGCGTCGAACACGGTTAGCAAAGTGACATTCGCTGGTAGTGCCCAGCTCAGTTACCAAGTAATCGACTTCACAGATCCGAACGCAATGCAGATCATCATCCAAGATCTTGCTGGTCAGTACCTCACCGCAATTGACAACTATGCTGCAGACAACTTGCTTGCAGCTGCATCGTCCGATGGCGTGTGGGACTTGTCAGTGACTGACTTGATGAAGTCAATCTATGATGCAGCAACCACGATCTCGGCAGCAACCAACTACTTGCCGACACACATCTTCGTGGATCCTGCAACTTGGGCTCTTATGGGTCAGCTCGTAGACACCACCAATCGCCCAATTTTCCCAGCAATTGGTGCACCGGGATTGAACGGTCAGAACTCGCTCGGCGCAGGCTCAGCAACTTCATGGTCAGGCATGAACCCACTCGGTCTCGAGATCGTTGTGGACAACAAGTTCGCAGCCAAGACCATGATCATCATGAACAAGAATGCGTTTGAGGTGTATCGCCAAGATCGCGGATTGCTCAGTGTGGAAGTACCTTCAACCTTGGGTCGCCAGATGAGCGTGTTCGGATATGCAGCAACATTCGCTGCAAACTCCAGCATGATCCGCAAGATCACACAGGCTTAGTCGAGAGCGGAGCTTCCGCTCATGGCAACCTACAGCGTTACCTTCAAGTCACTACTGGATAACTACGCCGTACTGCAACTCCTCACCCCATCGGAGATTGCAGTCGGCGAATCCATAGTCGTCACATCAGTAGATGCAACATTCAACGGAACATACACCGTCTATGCGTTGCCAGAGTTTGAGTACCTTGGCATCGACAGTGAAGGCGATCTGCTTTACGACTTCAATGTCCCGATTCCAAATCAGGTTCTCTACGCCAAGACCGCAAGCGATGTCTCGCGTATAGCTGCGACCGGCACGGTCACATACACACAGACCTGCACATGGATCACTCAACAAAATGTCCTCGACTGGCTTGGCATCTCCGTCGCTACAGCTGGCGATCAGGCTTTTGTGACAACTTGTGCAGCTGCATCGAATGCCTTTTGCAGTAGGCGCAGAGCTGAGGCAGGTTACACAGGGGACTCGCTCACGACCGTTCCATCGCAAGATGTGTATCTGGGCACGGTTATGTATGCCGGCATGCTTTATAAATCGCGCGGAACGGTTGATGTATTTTCTAGCTATCAGGACATGGGTCAGACACCAGTCGTCGGAATGAACGGTCAGATCAAACAACTTCTCGGAATTGATCGCCCAGCCTGCGCATGACCGTTTCTAACTACACCGATCTATTCAACAATGCGATGAGCGCGTTGGCTACGAAACTAGCCACGGCAACATCCTTGCCAATTGTGACGGATCCGCGCAACTTGCGACCCCCGTGCGTCTTCATCTCTGCACCATCGTTCACAATGTGGAACTACAACATCGCCAAAATGACCTTCCCTGTCCAGATCATCTCAATGGGCCCGGGCAACTCTGACGCATTGGGTAACATTCTCAACATGGCTGCATCTGTAATGACCGCGAATGTTGGAGCAACATCAGGATCCCCGACCAGCGTTGATGTCGGTGGGGTAGTACTCCCGGCATACGAAATGATGATTGAAGTACAGGCGCAGACCTCATGAGCTTTGTGATCGCGTCTGAGAAGATTGGCAAGATTGGTGAGCTATACGAACCAAAGGCTGGCATCAATGTCGGCGCGCTTCTGGCTGGTGGCTTTATCGTCGAGCAAGAGGTATCAACCACCGAAGAAGAAAAATCTGCTAAACCTAAATACAAGAAAGCACCTAAGGAGTAATCATGGCTACCAGCACCTATCTCTCGTCACCAGTAGTTACCGTCAATGCAGTGGATCTCAGCGATCAGTGCACCGGTGCAACTGTGAATATCAACTACGATCAACTTGAAGCGACCAGTTTCGGAGATTCTTCAAGGAAGTATGTCTCGGGTCTCGGAAGTCACTCAGTCACGCTCGACTTCTATGCCAGTTTCGCAGCCACGGAGACTTGGGCGACACTCAAATCACTAGTCGGCACTAGCACCAATGTCATCGTCAAGCCAACGACTGGTGCTGATTCAGCAACGAACCCCGGCTTGACATTTACTGGAACATTTTTGGCAGCTCTGCCAGTGGTCACATCTTTGGGTGCTCTCGGAACCATTTCGGTGACATTCAATGGTGGTGTCTACACATCCGACGAAAGCTAATAACTGACCGCGCACCGGTCCGACACGAAAGCGAGAAGAAATGAAGCTGCACCTAAAGGTGACAGAAGCAGGCAAAGACCCATACGAAGTGACAACTAATCTCGTCACACTCGTCGCATGGGAACGAAGGTTCAAGCGCAAAGCGTCAGACATGGCGAATGGGATCGGCGTAGAAGATCTCGCGTTCTTAGCGTGGGAAGCATGCAAGCAAGCCAAGATCGTAGTGCCGGGAGAGTTTGACAAGTTCATTGCCAAGCTCGACTCGGTAGAAGTGAGCGCTGAGGAAATAGAAAACCCTACCCACGCGGAACTCACCGAAGGCTCCTAGCAGAATTGCTGGTCAGTCTTTCGTGGGCTCCGCGCTTTTACGAAGAAGAGTTTGACACTGCCGACCTTCTCACTGTCACTACTGTGTTAGAGGAAAGAAACAGGAAGTGAGAACATGGCGAGAACTGGCGTTCAGGTATTTGGGATCAAGGAAGATCTCAAGACGCTGAACAAACTCGCCCCAGATCTACGCCGACAGATCACAAAGGACTATCGCGCACTCATGCAGCCGACGATCTCGGACGCGCGAAACAATCTCCCAGCTGGCATCGGTCAGACAGTCATGCGTGGCTTCGGTCGTAAATGGCGACACATCTTCCCATGGGACAAAGCAATCGCAAACCGATCCATCACGGTCAAAATTGACACTCGACGCGCACGCAAACGAAACATGGAACTAGGCGCACAGTACGAGACTCTTAGCGCGTTCATCATTCAGCAAAGAAACCCTGCTGGCATTGTGTTTGATATCGCTGGTCGTGGCGGAAAATCATCGTCTACGCAGAAGCGCAAAGGCGTGAACTATGACTGGAACAACACACTCATAGAAAACATGGACAAGACATTCGGCAAAGCGTCGCGCTCAATGTGGCCTGCAGTAGAAGCCAACACAGACAACATTGAAGCAGCAATCCGAAACATCACAGAAGAAGTTGAGCGTCAGCTCACCATCGCGCTAAGTAGGAGCAACCTCTAATGGCTATTCGCATCCCCATCATCACCGACTTCCAAGGTGACGGACTCAAGAAAACATTCGAGCAATTCAAAGCACTTGAAACCAATTCACAGCGCGCGGCGTTCGCAGTCAATAAAGCATTCCTACCGGCAACCGCTGCGCTCGCAGGATTGGGTGCAGGGCTAGTTATTACTGCAAAAGCTGCAGCTGCAGATCAAGCTGCACAGGCTCAACTTGCGCGCCAACTTCAAGCGACTACTGGAGCAACCGAAAAACAGATCCAAGCCAATGAGGACTTCATTAGCACGCTGTCCATGTCGGCAGCGGTGGCGGACGATGAGCTTCGTCCAGCTCTTGCCAGCCTTGTCCGTGGTACTGGAGATCTGGCATCTGCACAGGACGCGCTCAAAACTGTCCTTGATGTATCCGCAGCGACCGGTAAGGGAGTCCAAGAAGTAGCGGATGCAGTCAGCAAGGCATACGCAGGAAACACAAAAGCAATCAAGCAATTGTCCCCAGAGCTTTATTCGCTGATCAAAGATGGCGCATCCGTTGATGAAGTAATGCAGTCACTTGCAAAGACTTTCGGTGGATCGGCATCAATTGCAGCGAACTCTGCACAAGGACAATTCAAGAGACTCTCTATCGCAATGGACGAAGCGAAAGAAGCAATCGGTGCTGCAGTCCTGCCACTGGTCAATGCTCTCCTTCCAGCACTGATCTCATTCGGTAAATGGGCGCAAAATCATGTCGGCATCATTCTCGGCATCGGCACAGCAATCGGTGCAGCTGCCGCTGCGCTTGTCACATTTAAGGTCGCCATGCTCGCAGCGAACGCTGTCACGGTCGTGGCAACCGCGTTGAACTGGGGACTCGCAGCATCAGCCACAGCAGCGAACACAGCCTTGACGATCGGTGTCGGTGCAGCTGCAATTGCAGCCGGCTTGGTCGTTGCAGCTGGAGCAATGGCTGCATTCAAAAGATCAACTGGTTCAGCAGTTGAAACGATCAAACCAATTGGTCCTCAGCTCAGTGAGATCAATACCCAGCTCGGTAGTACGGAAAAGGCTGCCGGCGGTGCTGGCGGAGCCATTGACAAGATGGCAGAGAAGATCAAAAAGGCTCGAGAAGAGTTGGCTGATCAGTTCACTGCAGCGTTGGATGGAGCGACAGCGAAACTTGAAGACGCAAAAAAAGCCTATGACGACTTCAAGGGCACGGTCGCCGAGTCGGTCACTGGCGAGTTCTCAATCTCTGGTGCAGCGGACGCTGCCAAAGAAGCAGGAACTACGATTCTCAACCAGCTAACCCAGCAGGCAACAGGCGCGCAAGCGTTCTCCAAAAAGGTGGAGCAACTGCTCACCATGGGCTTGTCCGAGGACGCGCTCAGGAAGGTCCTAGAGGCTGGTCAAGAGGCTGGTAGCGCAATTGCCAGCGAACTCATTTTGGGTGGCTCAGAAGCGATTACAGGACCCAATGGGATCAACCAGCTTGTCAGTGACCTCAACTTCGTCGCAGATACTTTGGGCACTTTGGCTGCAGACAAGTTCTATCAAGCTGGAGTCACACAGGGCGAGCAGTACCTTGCCGGCGTACAGTCAGCGATCCAAGCTGCAGAGATGCTTCTCAAGAATCCGAACCTCAAGCTCGCTGATGTCAAAGGCATTGGAGCCAAGTTCGCCAACACGGTCAGCACGATCAATCTTGCACCGACTACCGCGCCAACATTCTCTGGCGATACATCAAGCATTATGACCGAGCGCGGTGGCAACAACTACACCGTGAACATCAACGGCGGAGTCTTGACTAACGCTCAGACAGGCAAGGTCGTGATCGATGCGGTCAAGAGCTTCAATCGTGCATCTGGTCCAGCAGACATCTCGGTCCGTCCAATCGCTGGCAGATACTAATGCCAGCATCCGTCATCCAGTCTGGCGAGTATCTACTTGAGATTGATACTGGTTGGGATAGTTCAAGTTTTCAGCTGGACTCAGCGACAAAGGGCGTGCTTGATAACACGACCTATCTGCTCGGACCGACGACAGAGTTCGCTGATGTGACGGAAGGTGTTCTTGATGTGTCCATCACTCGAGGACGACGCGACATCGGAGACCAATTCGTTCCCGGCATCATGAACTTCACACTCAACGACCAGCTTGCGAATGGGGCGTTCAATCCGTTCAACACGGACGCGCCCACATACGATCCTGCAAACAATGAGCCGGGCATCGCACCTATGCGTCGCGTGCGCTTTTACCGCTACAACTCGCTCAATGTTGCCGAGTCACTTTTTCAAGGCTTCATCGTCAATTATGACTATCAGTTCAATCTTGATGGCAACGACCTCGTCAATATCCAAGCCATCGATGACCAGTACCTTCTTTCGCAAGCGTTCCTAGACGAGTGGAATGTCACCGAGCAAGTCGCTTCTGCTCGAGTTGTAGAACTTCTTGCACTCCCAGAAGTGAATGCTTTTCAAGGTGTAGGTGAGCAATCAATAGAAACCTCAGCGGTCACTCTTGGCGGTGCAGCTGCGTACACAGTTTCGTCCGGATCTAATGCTCAGGGCTATCTCAATGACATCATGGCTGCAGAGCAGGGACGCGCGTTCGTGGACAGGTCAGGCGTGTTCACATTCCAAAAGCGCATCGGGACAACACTTGCTGGAGCTTCTGTGGATTTCGGTGACAACGACCCAAGCCACTATCCCTACGATTCTGTGTCCATCAATTTCGGCGCGGACAAGGTAATCAACCGCGCAAGCGTTACCCATCTCGGAGCCACAGGACCAGAGACCGTTGATGATCTGGCAAGCCAATCTAAGTACTTCATCCAAGCTGTCGCCTATACAGAAAGCCTTGTTCACAACGACACTGCAGCTCTTGCATTGGCGACCTATTTGATCCAAGGCGAACCGACAGCAACATTGACAAGCGTGAACACAGGCTTTCAGATGCTCTCTACTGGTGAGCGCGACAATGTGGCAATTTTGGAAATCGGTGACACGATCAGCGTTGAAAAGACCATCACGACCTCATCCACGACTACCAGCGTGATCGCACAGGAGTCCTTCATTGAGGGCATTGAGCATCGGATCTCATACAGCCAACCACATCAGGTCACGATTTACACATCCCCGACAACCGTCTATCAGCTTTTCATTCTTGACAGTTCCACACTTGACACCATCTACGCACTAAGTTAGGAGCACTTATGGCTACACCAACCACACTCCCAGCAACCTTTGTTGCAGGCAATGTTCTTACCGCTGCACAGCAAAACGCCTTGCGCGGAGCTTTTCGCGTTTTGCAGGTTGTGTCTGCAACATACGCAACCGAGGTTTCGAGTTCGGTAACTTCTTATGTTGATACGGGTTTGACGGCAACAATTACACCGCAATCATCAACGAGCAAAATTCTTGTTTTTGCAAGTCACCTAGAAAACTACAAAACATCAGGAAGCACAAACAATGCGCTTAATCTCAAATTGTTACGCGATGCAACAACGCTTGTTACAACAGACAGCCTAGGTTCAACTAATTCAGCACAAAACCTTGTTTTTTCTACTCAAATAATGTGGTTTGACAGTCCATCAAGCACTTCAGCCGTGGTGTATAAAACCCAATTTGCCAACGCAACCGCAAGCGCTTCAGTAAAAGTTCAAGCGTTCAGCGTTCCGTCCTCAATTATTTTGATGGAGATTTCAGCATGATTGACTATGACCTAATTTT